AACTTATTACCTCGACGGAGTCTTAATACATCGCTATTAAAATCAGATTTTAAGATTAAACTTAAATAAACTAATTGTAATGCATGATTAAGTTTCTTGAAAGACTTACGTCTTGCAAGATACCCGAAACCGAGACAATGAGCTTGCCGATAAAATGATAAATTTCACTTCTTAACAAAAGCTGATCATGAAGCCAAATCACTTAGACTACTTTGTAATTCCTTCAGAGATAAAGGAGAACAATTTACGCCATCAATAAAAGTTGATTTTGCAAATTCTAATCCTAATCCCTTAGGTGAAAGTATGGATTTATGTAATCCACATTCCACGCCAAGTTCCTCCAGAATTTTTAAGTATGCCTTTGTAACTTTGGTATTTCCAATTACTAAATCATCACCTAAAACTGCATAAGTTTTAAATAATGATGTTTGAGGAAAACCAGCGTCTCAAGCCGCCATTTGCACTATAAAATGATGAGTCAGAGCCAACATAGCTCAAGATGATAACGCACCCATAGGTTGCCCAACGGCATATTTTATGGAGGACAGTTTCTGTCCATCCTTATAAAACGTACCGTATTGCTCCGAATGGGGAATGTGATATCATCTATTAGTTAATAAGGCTGCCCATTTTTGACCGAAATTCGGAATTTCTTGTATAAGCAAGTCTAAGAGACGAGCTTGTATGGAAACCGGTAATCGATCAGTTGCGGCAGACAAATCTAATGAGTATAGTGGTTTGTTATAACGCCTGCTATAGTTTAGTAATCTATAGACAGGTTTCAATTGGTTAAAAGTCCCATCCATTGGTATATTTCTCAAAATTGAGAATAAATACTTATGGAGAGGAGCTAATAATCATTGGGTTATAACATCCACTAACGCAAAGACTCTAACTTTACCAGCTGCCTCTTCCTTAAAAGCAAAGCGACCCAGATTAGGATCATCATCCTTTACAACTCCTTTTAATTGTTTAAATAAAAATCAAAGATTTTTAAAATAAGAGTT